ACTAAGGCGCCAGACCATCCAGCGGTTCAGAATATGGCCGACACGTTGGAGCAGTCTGTCCTGGCGGTCGTGCTTAACAGATCGACCAAGTCTATGACCCAGCTCGCAAAGGAACACAAGATCACAAAGCAGGCGTTCAGCAAGCGGGTGCTCAGTCTAACTGATCGCCTTGGTTTGCCTGTCAGAGCACAGAAAAGCCAAAAGGCTCGTGAGGCATACGACCTCAGAGCAAGGAAGCACCACGACAAGCGGCGTCGTCAGATTCCTAAGTTTAACAACGCCGCACTATTGAAAGGCAGGGACAGATGCAAGAACTCAAAGAAGTAATTAAGAAGCTAAACAAGAGGCGTACCGAAACGCTTGAGCAGATGGGTGAGGTGATTGGCCTGGCAGCACAGGCCGGTGCCATCATATCTAACGCAAGAGCTAAAGGTGAGAACGTGTCTGCGTTGCTTGAGTCGGTTGATCTAACTGATGAGCAAGGCAAGCGGCTAGAACGTGTGGCGGCACATCAGAAGAAGCTGCAAGACGGTGACCCAGCCGCCTTGCGTCAGATCATGCTATGGACAGAGATGCTGCCCGATCCGATCACGACATCCGTACCAAGCGAACGCAAACCGTTCTTCTTTCCGCTGATCAAGGTCAGTCAGTGGTTTCTAAACCGATCTAAGCCTGAAGCTTGGACATCCGACATGCGTACAGAGTTTATCCGCTACGCAGAGCCGATCGCTAAGAAATACACTGAGCTGACGGGCAAAGGCTCTTGAGTATGATGGTGCAAATTCTCTTGAGTAGACGGGCACAGATTCTCTTGAGTAGAGCGCGGCTTTTTCTCTTGAGTAGGACACGCCAAAATCTCTTGAGTAGAAATTTTTTTTCTACACTAGGAGTCTCCTTGAGTAGAAACATCGCGGTGGAAACGACTCCCGTAAATTCCTTGAGTGTGGCCCCGCAATAGTTGTGTCTTATGGGTAGGCCAGTTAATCACGACGTTAAGAGGGCGATGGCGGCTACGGGTAAATCCCGCGCCACCGTCTACCTTCAGCGCAAGAAGGTCGAGGCGCAGCCGCTCGTCAAGGCAAAGGGCGGCGGGTTGGACGTGGAGATCCAGCGACTTGAGGATCTGGCGGCGAGCCTAGGCGAATCGGCAAAGGACGACACGCGGGCCGACCGCTCGGAGCTGATCAGTAACTACACAAAGCTGGTCGAGGCGTTACGCAGAATGAAGGGCGACCGGCCAGACATTGACCAAGCAGAGGGCACGATGGTGCCGGTGGACGAAGCCGACAAGGTACTGGCGGCAAGGGATAACGCACTTGTGCCACTACTCAAAGGAATGGCGAAGCGGTTGGCCCCGATATGTGCCAATCGCCCAGCGGTTGAAGTAGAGGCAGAGGTTGAGAACGAAGTCGGGCAGATCATGCGCCAGGTTGAGGCAGCTCTGTGACCAAGGCTCAAGAGGAGCTACGCCGGCGAGCACGCATCCGCTGGCATTACGAAAAGCCGCCAGGGGTAATCGAGTGGGCGGAGCGAAACATCCAACTGGACAGCAGGCTAACGGCTCGGCCGGGTTTATATAACACGACGTGGACGCCTTACGTGCGGGGCGTGCTGGAAGCACTGGCCGATCCGGGCGTTCACACGGTGACGCTTTGCTGGGGATCGCAAACAGGCAAAACGCTGACGCTGGCCATCTGGCTGGCGTACAGAATCGCAAACGATCCAGCGCCTGCACTGCTCGTCATGCCAAACGCGGATCTGGCTAGGTCATATAGCGAGACGCGACTGACTCCGATCTTTGAAAAGTGCAAGCCGGTGAAGCGACTGTTCCCGCAAGATCTGGACGACCTAAAGATTCTAGAGATGCAGTTCGCGACGATGACTCTGTCCCTGGTTGGCAGTAACAGTCCGGCCAATCTTTCCTCGCGCCCGATCTGCATAGCCGTATTGGACGAGCTGGATTCTTTTGCAGCCCCATCTGAAAAGGACGCAGCCGCTTACTCCCTGGCGTTGGAACGGACAAAGGCGTTCCCACAGCGTAAGCACGTTCTGACTTCCACTCCGACGCTCAACACCGGCGACATCTGGATCAACTACCAAGCCGGGACGCAGGAGACTTTCCATGTGCCTTGCCATGCTTGCGGGGAATATCAGGCTATGGAGTTCGGGCAGATCCGATGGGATGAAACGGCAAGGTCAGAGGATGGTAAATGGGACATGCGAAAGGTGACCGAAACTGCCTCCTACTACTGCACTAATTGCGACGCACCGTGGAGTGAGCGCAATCGCCGCCAATCGATCGAGCAGGGAAAGTGGGTGGCGGCAAACGCAAGCTCGGAGGTTGGCCGTCGATCGTTTCGCCTGCCGAGCTGGTACTCACCGACAATTACGTTCGCTGATTGCGCTAAAAAGTTTTTGACGGAAAAGCATTATTTGCACGGGTTGCAAGGTTGGGTGAACGGGTGGAGCGCGATGCCGTGGGAAGATCAGTTCGACGACAACGAGCTAAACAATATCCCGCCCGGAGCCTTTGCCAAAAAGCAGGAGTGGGAAACGGATCACATTAAGCTGGCTGCAATCGACAGGCAGATCGACGAGTTCTGGTTTGTGGTACGTGCGTTCGCAAGGGACGGATCGAGCAGGCTTATCGAAGAAGGCCGTCGGCGAACGATTGAGGACATCGCACAAACACTGGCCGAGTTAGGCGTTAAACCGATCCACACTTGTATCGATTCAGGTTACGAAACCCAGGACACTTACAGGTGCGCGGCACGTTACGGCTGGGTAGCAATCAAGGGAGAGGAGCGGCAGTTTTTCTACATCGAAGGGCAGGGTGGTCGGATGAAGTCAGTGCATAGCTCGGATCAGCCAACGGACGCAGGCTGTCGCTTGCTCCTTCTCAGCTCGCCGGCTTGCCAAGATTTGCTGGCTTGGTTGCGGAGAGGGCAGGGGCCGATCTGGGAAGTGGCCCATGACGTCAGCCCAGAATACCGCGAGCACATGGCCAGCCATAGAAAGGCGCATCGGATTAACCGCAAGACCGGCAAGGACGTTTATGAGTGGATTCGGGTCAAAGGCAGACAAGACCACTTGTATGACTGCGAAACATACCTCGCTGGATTTGCAGTGTGGGGGAAGGTGATTCAAGCGGAAGCAGCGATGGCACAGGAGGCGAAGGTATGATTGACACGATGGGAACGGAGTCGTGGATCGTGCTCTCCTTTTTTCCCTTTGGATTCAGAGCAGCAAAAACGCAACCGCGTTGCTGCTGGCCTTGGAGTCTATTGCCGCTGGACAAGCAACCGTTTTTCAAAACGGAGGCCGGACAATGATTAACGCAAGCGTGGCTGGCAAATCGTTTAGCTACCAAGTCACCGCCGGGATCACTCCCGTTGAGGTGGCGAAAGCAGCTCTGGACGGCTGGCGTTTGATCCAAGGAAAGAATGATGCCGAAGTGGCCGCAATCTTTACGGGCGACCAGAGCCTAGTCACTTACCCACGGTTCAAGGAAACCACCTACTAAAATGGACATAGTCGGCAAAGTGATTTCGAGCTGGTCGCGCATGGTTAATGCCGCCCGGCACGATCCACGCAAACGCCGCTGGGTAGACGCTCAACTGGCCGACACAAAGCTGGACGTCAGCTCTGCATCTCGGCAATCGATCGCCGCACTATCCCGCTGGCTTTGTTACAATAGTGCTATCGTTCGCGGGGCGATTGATACGATGACGCGGAACGCGATCGGCGCCGGCATCAAATGCCAGGCACGCACAAAGGACGAGGGCTGGAACAAGGCGACCGAGGAGTGGCTGGCGATGTGGGAAGGCTCTTGTGACGTTCGCGGGATTCTTACTTACCAAGCGATGCAGCAAGTGGCCACCCGCACGATGTTGCGTGATAACGAGATATTCATTCTTTTAACCGATAACGGCGACGGCTGGCCGATGTTGCAGATGGTGGAAGGGCACCGCTGCGAAACTCCGTCTTATGTGAAGGACGACGCCAAGATTTTCGACGGCGTTCGCATGAACAAGTTTGGGCGGCCTTTGAGCTACTACATTCGCACTGGGATAAACGGCGACACGTTCACAGAAGTGCAGGCTGCTGATCTCATTCTGTTGGCAGAGCGGGATAGGGCAGACGAAGTGCGGTCACTATCGAAGCTCGCATCCTGCATCAATCTGCTACTGGATCGTGACGAGATTCTAGACTACGAGATGCTGGCCTGTAAGCGGGCAGGGCAGATCGGCATGGCTATTGAATCGACAACCAACTCTGGCCCTGGATTCTTTAACCCGACAGAGACTGATTCAACAAACCTAACGACCGACAACCTTTTCGGCGGTGGCGCCTTGGTCAATGTGCCGATGGGCAAGACGCTGCGGGAGATCAAAAACGATCGACCCAGCCAGAATCTCCAACAACACATGGATCAGTACATCCGGGCAGTGGCGTCCGGGCTTGGCGTTCCTTACGCCTACATCTGGTCGCCCAATGAGCTGACCGGCCCCAGCCAGCGGTTCGTTCTCGCCCAGGCTCAACGCCGATTCGATGAGATTTCAGACGCGGTGATCGAGCAGATGCTGAAACGGGTTCGCAAGTGGGCACTGGCCAAGGCGATCAAACGTGGCGATCTGACTCCGCCCAGGGGAATGGCGATGTGGTGGGAAGCGGTCTATCACACCCCAGCCCGCACTACGATCGACGCCGGCCGGGACAGCGCCGCTGACCGGGAAGATCTAAAGATGGGGATTAAGACTCTGGCCGATATTAGCGCAGAGCGCGGATCGGATTGGCAGGAGATCGTAAATCAGAAGATTGCCGAGCAGATCTACATTAAGCAAAAGGCACAGGAAGCTGGGCTGACTATGGCAGACGTGCAGATCACTGGCGCACCCGCAGCTCCTGCTGAACCCGTGGCTGCCACGCCACCAGCCGCACCGTTGCCAGAGGATACGACCGTTCAGCCCCAGCTTGAGGAAGCGATTGAGCCGGTAAAGGCATCCGTTCCATCCACAGAAACCTTTACAATGCGCGACGAGCCAGATTTTAACCTTACCCCAAAAGAGATGAATATGGTGGTGAAAGCGATCGGGATCGGGGCAAAGCCAAAAACAAAAAAGAGAAAGTAGTTGATTAAGCCTGCCGAGTGGGAGCAGGCTGGGGGAATGGAAGGCGTAGGAGGAATTGTATATAGCTTACTTATTGTCGCAGCTTTCGTGTTGGGGGTACTGCTCTTGCTTTTGCCCGTGTTTGTTTTTCAGATTGCGAACTCATCAACTCGTAGCGAGGAATTACTCAAGAAGGCGATCGCGGAACTAGAAAAATCCACTTACGAGTTAAAAAAGATTAACGCCCACCTAACTCCTCCGCTTCCTCCGCAAGAGTAATTTGACACGCCATGCGCGGGCATGGCTCAAAAACTATTTAAGGGAATTTCCGTCATCACCGCTGGCCCTGCTTTGGGTCACGGGATGGTCATCGACGCAGACACTCTGGAACAAGTCGTCCGGGCCGGAAACGATCTCGGCCAAGTAAAGGTACTCTCTGACCACAGTTCTAGCGTTTCTAACATCATCGGATACCTAGAAAACTTTACCTTAGACGGCGGTCGCGTCCGTGCGGATCTCACCTTATTTGAAAGCCACGAAGGCTTTGCCTATTTCAGCGAACTAATTGGCACCCTCCCTGGGCAAATCGGATTTTCCATCAGCTTCAGTGGCGTGCCCAGGATGGCAGAGGACGGCACTCAACTGGCTGACGTCAGCACGCTCTACTCCGTCGATCTCGTGACTACCCCAGCAGCCAATCCGACAGGCGTTTATTCTGCACGGGTTGACACACGCAAATCGCTTAATATGGACACAACCGTAAAAGAATCAGCGCCGGTTATCGAAGCCGCGCCCGAAGCACCGGCGGCCCCGGCGTTTAATGCCGAGCAGGCCATCGCCGCTCTCTCCGCCCGGATCGACGAACTCGTCGGCAAATTTGCCGCCAAGTTTGAAGCCGTGGTCGAAGAAGCTCCCGCAGTAGCCGAAGCACCCGTGGCAGAAGAAGCACCCGCAGTTGCGGAAGCTCCCGCTCCCGAAGCCAAGGCCGATTTAGAATCTAACGACAAGATCGTCGCTCTCGAAACCAAGCTCGCTCGCCTCACTGTCGAGCTGGAAGCCAGCAAAGGCACCCAGCCCGTTGAGATCAGCGAAGCCAAACCCCTTTCTCGTAATGAACTTCTCGCGAAGTTTAACGCAGAAAAAGATCCCCGTCGTGCGGCGGAGATTTTCAACCAAATCAAGCTCGCACGATAACTAAGAAAGAAGGATAGAACTATGGCAAATAGCCTCGCAACAACGAGCAACGGCAAAGTCGTAGCACAACGTGCTCTCGAATTGCTGGTTGAAAACTACTCATGGATCGCTTCCGGCGTTTCCGATTTTTCGGACGCTACCGCCCGCAAGGGTGACGCGATCGTAACCCACACCGTCTCGATCCAGTCTGCCTCGGATTATTCCAGCACGGCCGGATACGTGGCTGGCGACGCAACCCAGACTGATGTGGTTGTGACGCTCTCCAACTTTAAGCACGTTTCCTACGCTTTGAATGATGACGAGCGCACCAGCTCCTCGATCAACTTGGTCGAGCGCTTTGCAGCGCAAGCGGCCCACGCTCTCGGAAAGAGCATGGTGGATACCGTTCTCGCGTTGGTCACCAACAGCAACTACACAACGACCGCCACCATCGCGGCCGGTGCAGTGACCTTTGGTTCCATCGTCGACATCGCGGCTCAGTTGAACAGCGCAAAGGCTCCTATGGGTGGACGGTTCGCCGTTCTCAGCCCCACTAACTACGCCAACCTGTCGAAAGACACCGTTGTCGTGGCAAACGCCCAGCGCTCCACCGACCTCGTCGGCGGATCTAGCATCGGCGAAGTGCACGGCGTGAACGTATTTAACTACGCTTCGCTGCCTTCTGCGGTATCCAAAGGATTCATCGCCCAACAGGAAGCGATCATCGTGGCGGCTCGTCTGCCCGAGATTCCTAATGTTGAGTTCAGCGGCACCGTTGCCAACGTGACGGAAGCCAAGAGCGGTCTGTCGCTCCAGGTTCGCGAGAGCTACTCGCTCGTGACCGGCAGCGTGCAGCGCACCTATTGCCTCATCTACGGTGCGGCAAAGGGATCGGCCAGTTCGCTCGTTCGGATCGTGTA